TTTTTTTAGCTCTTCTTTTACTAACGTACGTAAACTATTATATTTCATTTGTGTGTATATGGTATAAATATAGTAAGGCCTAATTAAATAACCAAGGAAAAATAAAAGCTCCACGTATTAAGTGAAGCTTTTAAATATATTTTTTAATCCTAATTTTAGTAATTCAATATACAGTAATCTGGTTGTACTGTTACTGTGATGTTAACGGCAGTTCCATCATCGTCCCAATTATAATCTCCAAAGTTAGCTTCAGTGATCATAGCACCTTTAATTATCCATTCATTTACAACATCACCAACTGGTCCTAAACCATTAAACGTAATATCTTTTTTATAGAAATCAGAATAACCATCTCTACCTGTTACTGATTCATGTCCTAAACGTACCCATTCCATTACTGTTTGTGAACCGGCAGGTGTGATTGCTTCATACATAGTAAATTGGATGGTATTCCAAATTGTTTTACCTTTTACGTAACGTTGTACGTTAATATGGTTAAGTGGTACAGCAGTATTAGTTAATGATATAGCACCCATTCCTTTTACTAGGAATGAAGGCACACCATCCATATAAAGGATGAATCGGTTAGTCATTCTGGGTTCGAATGCTGTGTAAAATATTTCGTTAGGATTTAAAATTGCCATTTTGTTTTATTATTTTGTTCTATTATAAATATCTAATTTTTAAGCTCTTATGCTGGGAATTCTGCTCCAGTAGGTAATAAAATAAAATCTACTGAGATGAATTCTGCTGTTCTTGTTGGTTGAACATAAACTTGTCCAATTAATTGGTTTCTGTCAATTACATCAGGACCATTGTTTGAATCATCCATTACTACTTTAAAGGCATATAAACCTTGTTTTTGTTGTACTGTTTCTAAATATGGAGTAACTCTAGCTAAAAAGCTATTTCTTGTAGCCGCCGTATTTTGTTCAAATACTATAGTATCTGCTGTTTGACCAATAAAACTTTTAAGTTCAATCAATAAACGTCTTACATTTACTCTATCAAGTGCAGAAGCTTCTTTCTGTAGTGTTTTTTGTCCAAATACTACAACTCCAGTTCTAGGTAATGTTGCTAATGGGTTAACATTTGCCTCATATAATGAATCTTTTTGAGCTTGTGTAAGTTTATATTGGGTTCTCATTACTTCATCTAATCCACCTCTATTAATACCTGCGGGTGCAAACCATGGAGCAGATATTTTATCATTGTTTGCATATACACCAGGTATTACAGTTGATGCAGGTGACCAAATATGTCTTCCAGTTGATGGGTCAATTATTCTTACCCAAGGCCAATATGTAGCTCCATATGAAGAATCTCTACTCCCTACTTGATTTATTACACTTGTAGTTGTTTCATTATATGTAACTAAATCTAAAACAAATAAACTATCTCCTCTTTCTTGTGTGTTTGTTAAAAGGGTTGATATTTTAGACCCATGTAAATCACTTGTTAAACCAGGTGTAAATAACACATTAAATTGATATGCATTTTTATCTTTTAATAAATTAATTGCATTATCATAATTATCTGGGTGTAGTCCTTGAGTATTTGTAGCGCTAATATTCTCATTCATTAGTGCACCATCTTTTATATCACCCGTAGCATTACCAAATGATCCACTTCCTACAACAGGAACGGATCCAGTAAATGCAATTTTTGCAACCCCATTAGCATCTAAATAATTTGGTGTAGGGGAAACAACACTTTTAACTCTTATATAGCGTGAAGCATTTGGATATTCACCTGTTATATCAAGTTGATTAGTTGCTGCATTATATGCCAATTTTTGATCTCCAATTACTTTAGCTACATAACGAGTTGAGAATGGATCTAAATTTACATTATTATATGATTCAAGAATCATTTTTTTATTATTTCTATCATTCCCTTGTCTAACTAAAAGGGTAAATGTACCTGAGGAGGTATTTGAAGTAGCAATTTCCCATCTTACATTATCTTTTGAGCCAGAAGGTAAAACACCCCCTGTTCCTTCAGTAGAAGTACTATTCATAACAACACCTTCACCTATTGTTTCTAAATCAAGAACATCAGCAACAGTCCCTCCAGCAACAACTGAAGATGTGGCTGGGGTGTATGAGCCACTTACTACTCGGGTTACTAATAAAGAGGTTCCACCGTTATTAAAATAACTATATGCTGCAGTAGAGGTTAAAAAGGAATTTACTAAACTACCACTTTCAAAAGTATCACCAAATCTATTTACATAATCTGAGTATGATGTTGTTAAGGTAGGGACACCGACGAGTCCTTTAACTGTAGGGCCCATAATAGCAGCACCTGCTTGTACAGGTTGACCTGTAAGGAATGTGTTGTCTATTTCATTTAATGTTGTTCCAGGAGAAATTGAAAAATTTGCCATTTTTTATCTTTTATTATAAATATTAATCATTTTTTTAAAATTCTATTACTAGGCAGGAAATGTTGCTCCTGTTGGTAATACATTAAAGTCTAGTACTATGAATTCTGCGGATCTAACAGGTTGTAAATAAATATATCCTATTAATTGGTTGTTGTCTATTGTGGTTGGTGTATTATTTGACTCATCCATTACTACTTTAAATGAAGTTAAACCTTGTTGGTTTTGGACTGAGTTTAAATATGGGTTTACTTGTGATAGAAAATTATTTCGTGTAGTAACATTATTTTGTTCAAATACTAGTGTATCTGCTACTTGAGAAATAAATCCTTTTAATTCAATTAGTAAACGTCTTACATTTATTCTATCTAAAGCTGTTTTTTTATTTTGCAATGTTTTTTGACCAAACACTGTAACACCTGTATTAGGGAAAGTTACTATACCATTTATTTTATTTTGATATAAAGAATCTCTATTACCTTGTGTTAAATACCTTTCAGCTCTAATAGCTGTACTCATTATTCCTCTATTTTGTCCTGCAGGAGCAAACCAAGGTTCAGCAACTCTATCATTAAAAGCATAAACTCCAGGAATTAAAGTAGAAGCAGGTACCCAAACTTGTCTTGCTGTATCTGGGTCAATTGTTTTAGTCCAAGGCCAATAAGCAGCAGCGTATGAAGTATCATAAGTAGAAGCTTGTGTAGTAACAGTATTTATATTTGATCCATATCTAACTAAATCAATTACAGCCATAGCATCTCCTCTATTTTGTACTGTGCTAATTATATTTGTAATAACAGTAGCATGTAATCCAAAGTCAGAAGCTAAGCCTGGGGTTGTGATGAGGTTGTATCTATAAGCTTCTTTATTAGCTAATAGTGATATAGAAGAGGTATAATCACTTGCTTGTAATCCTTGTATATTTGTGTTAGTTATATTTTCATAATATTTTCCTTCAGTTCCAGGTATATTACTACCTACTGCGGATCCAAATGAGCCACTTCCTAAAGAAGGAAGGGATCCTGTAAATTGGGGTTTCGGGGCTCCATTATTATCAAAATATTCTGGTGTTGTAGTGTTGGTTTTTTTTATTCTAATGTATCTAGAATTATTAGGATAATCACCATTTGAAGTTACAAAAAATTCACCTCCATCACTTGATATTGCTTCTGTTTGATTACCTATTATTTTTTCTACATAATTAGGTGAGTATGGGTCTAATGATAAATTACTCCATGTTTCTAATCTTGAAGGGGAAAGTGTTGTATCATTACCTCTTCTAATTACTAACTCAAAAGTACCCTCTACTGTATTTCTATTTGTAATTTGCCATCTAATATTGTCTTTAGTTCCATTTGTAAGAGTTCCATTAGCATTTAGTGAGCCTGTACTGTTCATGATTTCACCTTCAGTAAGGGTTTCTAAAACAATTGATGCGGATGTGTTTGCATTTTGAATAAGTGAAGAGGTTGCAGGTGTAAATGATCCACTTACTACTCTAGTTACTAGTAAAGAAGTCCCACCATTATTAAAATAGTTATATGCCGAAATTGAGGTTAAATAAGTAAAAGTTTGACTGCCACTTTCAAAAGTAGTACCATATTTACTTGAATAATCACTATAAGTAGTACATATTGTAGGAATACCAACTTTTCCTTTTACTGTTGGTCCTACTATAGCTGCACCTGCTTCTAAAGGGAGTTGGGTTACCGGAGATTGGTCATTTTCAATTGCTAATACTCCAGGTGATACAATAGTTTCTGCCATTTGTTAATAGATTATTTTGTTATAAATATAGCATGTTTTAAGTTAAATTAATCTAATTTATTGATTTCTCCCGTTTCTGGTTCAATATTACATTTTCCATATTTTTCAAAAATGGATTTAGTAAGATCTTTTTCACGGTTTGCTAATTCTTTTAAAAATATTTTAGCATCTTCATGTCTATTTTCAAGTTGTAACTTGGTCATCTCAATTTCACCTAATTCTAAAATAAGAGATTGGGTTTGGGATTGGATTCCTTTTAATGTTTTTAATTCTTCTTCTGTTAAAAACTTTTTTTCTTCTTTATTCGTAACTATTGACATATTTTTATTTTTATAAATTAAATCGATGTTTTAAGGCATTGTAATTTTGTAATGCTTCTGCATCACTTAGGGGTTTGTTATATAACTGTACGCAAGCTATTTTGCCCCCCCAATTATTTTCATCATTTATACCTCCTATTTTAATTTGGTTTGGGGCTACTTTTGCTCCACTTGAATAATCAGTTCTTTCAAATGGTCTACCATTTACAGAAATTCCAATTCTTTGGGCAACATTGTCATGTGTTCCTACTATATAATACCAACTTCCCTTTGCAACACGGTCTGAGTGGGTGAAGGTAGCAGTGTCTGTACTACCATTATTACTAATAATTATTTTAGGAAGGCCTTGGGATATTGATGTTCCTTGGATTTGTAATCTAAATACTTTTTCAGTAGAGGAAGTATCCCATTTAGAAACTAAATCATTATTGTCACCATACGGAGCACCACTAACATTCATAGTACCTATAAATGCCCAACATGCAAAGGATAAATCTGAGTAAGTAGTAGGGTAAGGGTCTTGACAATTTATTTTTCCAATTTCTCCTAAACTCCAAGAACCAAGATTATCAGTATCATAATTCACTGAACCACTTACACTACCTGTTAAATTATTTGTTAAATTATAAACAATAGACTCTGTATCATCACCACTTCCAGAGATATAAGATTTACTGTTAGCTGCATCTATATAAAATACTAAACTATCAGTAACTATCTGATCAATACCTCCTTGTATATTACTCATTTATATTGGTTCATCTGGGGTCCAAGCTGAACCTGTTAGTATGTTTAAGATTTGTTCATATGAATAAGGTCCTTCTTTAGTTGTTAAAGCATCTACTGAAGATGGTGCTGTTTCTCCTTCCCATTTTACAAATGTTTGGGAACCAGAAAGGTTTAATCTTACTGTTTCAGATGAAGTTTCTAATACTTGATTAAAATCAACATTTCCAAGTTCAGAAACATCAAAAATCATAAAGTGTCTATTGTCAAAAGGTGAATGCATATTATTTTATTTATAAATATTTAAAAATTAAGATCTATTAAATTGTGTAGTTGATAACTTTCTATTATCTTCTGTCATATTAGTTGAGGTACCATTATTTCCTCCAGAACCTTGATCTGTTAAAGTCCAGTTACTTCCATTCCAAGTTGCATTGTCTCCCATTCGCCACCAACTAACTGGATTTAATGCAGATATGTCATTAGGTACACCATTATTATAAATAGTTGTTACATCACTTGCAGAAAGTTCTGAATTAAATACGGCTACCTCATCCATATTTCCATTTATAAATTCGCCAATTTTAAATGGATTACTTGTGTTTCTCATAGCAACGTATGAATTTTTTTGGTTATTTGCATTATCTACTCTTAAATCATCAAGATATATTTTAATTCCATCACTTGCATTTGTGCCACCTTGCCCATCATACGTCATAACAATATGATACCAAGTGTTAATTGATATTAATCCTGTACTTGTTTTGCGTCCTCTTCTATTTAATGCAACTCCATTTGAATATATATTATTGTAAATTGCACCATCACTTCCAATAAAAAATACATATTCTCTATTGTTGGATGCATCTTGTTTTTCAATAAGAGAATGACCTGAATTTAAATTATCTACTTTTGCCCATACTGAAAAGGTAAAAGGAAAATCACTACTTGTATTCCCAAAACTTAAATTGTCATTATCTCCACAATCAACAAAATCATCTGTTCCATCAAACTCAAATGAAAATCTATTAAATATACTTTCTGGTCTTGGACCTGTTGATGAACTCATAACTCGAATCTTGTTTTAGTTGTATTATAATTTCTTGCTACTTCATCAGCAGATAGAGTTCTTGTATAAACTTGTATCATTGCTATCTCTCCTGCAAAATAAGAGGATGAAGCGGATCCGCCTCTTCCTATTCTAGGTTCTTGATAATTATTTACTGAGCTGGTTCTGTTTTGTACTATAGCATGTATAGAGGAAGTTACTTGAGAACCATTAATGTAAAAGCTTACAGTAGTTGTGCTATCCCCATTATCTTGTCCTGTAACTGTAATATGATTAAAAGGATTAGGGTAACTAGAAGTAAAATAAGTATTAATACTAGTACTTAATACACCTAAATCACTGGACATTCTAACTTGTATATTATTACCTGCTATAAGAAGCCAGGCTCTTTCTATAGATGCTCCACTACCTCCCCAAAAAATAGTTGTTCCCATAGTACCTGGTGGGTTTCTGTCTATGTTTATCCAGGTAGAGTATGTAAAATCTTTAGGGAGTCTTTTTACAGGAGAATTAACGGGTGTCCAATAATCATCAGTTCCATCAAATTCTAAAACATTTCCATAAGATGAAGTTGCTATAGTAGCTCCATTTGTTGAATTCCAGTCTTTAAATATTGTTGATTCTGAGCCTGAGGGTAGTTCAGGTCTTCCTAGGTTAAGTAATTTAGTGGTACCTACACCTCCACATTTTGGGTTTTGTGCATCAACATAAATTACTAAACTATTATCATTTACTATATTTGGTGAAAAACTAAAACTCATTTTATATTGCTCTTACACTTGTTTTTATTACCCAATTATTTGTTGTAGCAGATCCTGTTAACACAGCATTTGCACCTGAAAATAATACACCAAATCTAAACCCTGAAGTATTTCCTATGTCCGGTGATGATGTTTCAGATGAAGTTATGTTGGTTGTTCCAGGTATCCAAACAGAAGTTATTTTTCCTGATCTAGCATTTGAAGCAGATTTTGCTGTATATTCAAAAAATGCACTGTTGTATGAAGATGTTGGGATACCATCATATATTGTAGTATTCCCAGAATTAGCGTTAACTGTAACTGAAGTATGTAAAACAGGGGCAGCAAAATTACCTATTGTAACTGTATCATCTGAAAATACTTCTAAAATCGAAGTACCTGAAATATCATTTACTGAAAATAAACTACCTGAAAGTATATCTGTTACTGAAAATAATTCACCTAATGAACCATTTATTGTAAGTATAGGGTTAGAGGAACCACTACCTTCTATTGTTAATTGTTGGTTATTTGAGCTACTTACTAAAAGTGACCCTGTTATAACTGCAGATCCAGAAAAAGGAAATGCAGCTCCTCCACCACCACCAGCGTTTTCAGCATATGAAGCTGTTATAGCATATGAAGCAGTTAAATCATTAGTTATAGTAGGTTGGCCTGTAATTGAACCTGTTACAGTTAATGAACCTGATAGTGTAATATCATAAGCATCAGTTCCTGTAAATGCGTCTACCGATTGTGTAACATGGAATGCTTTAACTGTATTTCCTGTGGTTATTCCTGCTTTACTTAATGTCTTTGCCATTTATTTAATTTTATATATTTTCGGATCCAACTCCTTGTACTTCAACTCCAATAATAACTTGTGATTTACTATTAAACTTTTTAATAGCAGAAATCTGCTTTTGAATTGTGTCTGGTATTATATGTCCATACATATTTAATGTGAATGTAGATTTTACTATTCTATCTTGTCCGTCATTTAATTCTGTAGTTGTTGTATATGAGTCAATAGTAGCTTTAAATTTAAAACGTTCAGGATCACCCCAATATGAATCAGAAGCATAATTTACAGCTTCAACTATTTTATTTAGTTGATCTATATAATATGTTTGGATAGTAC